GAGACAGGCAACAACTACAACATAGAGGTGGGCGCGAAGGCAAACGTAACGATAGAAGTACAAGATGGCGACATCAATCTCATATCTCAACTAGGCGATGTGAACCTCAAGGCAGGTAAGAACATGAACATAGATGTAGCACAAGCGTTAAACATCAAGGTCGGTGGCGCCATCACAGAGACGAGCAACAGTAAGACAGAGAGTGCGACAGCGACTCATCAGATGAACGCAGCCGAACAAGACATCAACGGTAACGTAATCAACCTCAACTAAGAGGGGGGTCGATTGTCGGCTAAGACCCGTTTGCGTACATAAGGGATCTGTTTAGATATAGGTAACTACCTTAGAGAACCGCTTGACAAACGTCTTCTGTTTTGTTACAATAATATAAAAGGAGTAATCGAATGATAGCAACATACAGAGAGGAATCAAATGAAGAGCCCTCTAGTATTAACTATCAGCAAATGGATGTTTAGATTATACATAGTCTGGTCTATTCTTGCTGATATAACAATTATATCTAGTCTCATATACTATTTCTTTTTCTACTAAATAATATTGAGTACTTCGTAAACTGGTAGTATTCGTTTAGGAATTACTTCAATTTTTTTTTGGATATATTTGAAAGGAGAAGTATATGGCAAGTGCTATTAACGCCAAAGTAACAGCCAGAATCATGGCTCAACATAGACATCTAGATGTGCAGATTGAGAATCTAGAACGAAAGATGAACGAGACAGCAGATACAATTACAGACCTCAAGAATTATAAACAAAAGATAAAGGATAGATTACAGGCAATGTCTCTACGAGAAGAGAGGCAGTCGAAGAAAGAAGAGCAATCGAGACCACACTATGGTCAACAGCTCGATTTATTTAATAACTATCATAGGTGAATATACATTATGCTACATAAGATAAGTGATTTTGTAAAACGTATTTCGGTGATGCATGACGAAGCACAACGCTTACACAAAATGAAATACGAATCCCCCAAAGCGACACAATTAGAGATAGACAACCAGATACAGAATATTCAAGCGATGGCATTGAGTATTGCGAAGGACAAGTCTTCGTACAGTCGAGTCTCCTCTGAGCGAAACAGAATATCGAAAACCATTGGTTCGATATTACGTTAAGGTTTACCATGTGGGTCGGAACGGAGGCCAGGGAACTGGCCTTCTCCCATGGAAAAAATCTTAAAAAAATCCTCGTGAACCAGGAAGAGTATAAATAGTTATATGAAAACATTTAAACAAGTAGATAATATCGATTGTCTCTGCGAGAAGACTTATAAGGACCTAGAGATTACCGAAGCAGAGTATCAAGGTAAGAAGGTAAAACTGAATGACCCGATACGAGGTGGTAGTAAGAAGTTCTATGTCTATGTAAAGAACAAGAAAGGTAACATCATCAAAGTTTCTTTTGGTGATACAACAGGACTATCTATCAAACGAGATGACCCTGCTCGTAGAAAATCATTCCGTGCAAGACATAATTGTGATACAGCGAAAGATAAGACAACAGCAAGATACTGGTCATGTTATCAATGGCGTGCAAACGCACCCGTCAATAACTAATTCTTTTTTCTTCGTTTTATAAGAGTACTATGATATCAAGACGATTCTAAAGACCGTTTAGCGGGCGGTTATGAGATTCGTTTTTCCTCTTCTAGGAGAATCTTCTCTCAATTTCTTTAATATATCTTGCTTTCACTTTATTCTTTCCTGTCTTTTCAATCGCATCTTCTAGTTTCGCTTTAGACCAACCTTTGATACGAGGTTTCTCATTACAAGTAAGATTTGGATTTGCTTTACGTTTTCCTGGGTGTATTCTTGCCATATTAAACTCCTGTTATAAAACCAACTACTATGACTGCTACAATAATGGCTACTGCAACTCTTAAAATTGTATCTAAATTGTTCATACTTTTCTCCTTTAATTAATTGGTGGAAGAGGTAGGATTCGAACCTACTAGTCCAGAGGAAATGGATTTACAGTCCATCGTAACCCGCCATCGTTACCGCTCTTCCTGTTATTGTATCTCTAAATCTTGGTTCTTATAAGTACTCATGTGCGTCCTTGAAGAAACCTACCTAAGCTAGCTGAGGTATTGGTCGGAGTGGCAAGATTCGAACTTGCGACATCTACGTCCCAAACGTAGCGGTCTACCGAACTGACCTACACTCCGTAAGTATTCCACCAGACAGTTATAATAAAAATAGTAGGTGATACAGGTAGTACTATAAGCAAACCTAAAAGCGTAGCTAATCTCTTACGCCAGTTTGTTGTTAATTTCTTGAATATTTTTAACAGCAATTAAAATCCAAGTAACCAAGGATTATTGGCAAACCACGCTGTCACATATAAAACTAAAAGTAAGATGCCTAAAACAAATCCACGTATGTAATCTTTTATAGTAATCATGTTTTATTATAATTAAATGTGTAAATTATATTTTCCTGTTTATTCAGTAAATCGTCCAGTATCACACTTTTAAACTTGGTAGATTTTTCAGGTGGTGTATCACTAGTCATACCAAAGTCTTCGTATATATTATCTAAAGATTTATTATAGTGGTCTTGCGACAATTGTATAACTGCATAATGTATAACTTTCATCAAGTCATCTTTATTATGACCTTGTTTCTTGCCATATCTTTGAGCGTACTTTAAGATATTGCCCATACAGAAACCTGTACCATGACCTTGGTCAATAATAATTTCAGTTGCCTGATAGTTTTTAGTTTGAGCATAATGTGATTGATATGTATTATTAATATAATCCATAACATCATTTACAATTACATTTTCATTAAACTTGTACTTGATTTTGTTCATTGTCATCTTGTCTTCCTTTCACCATATTTTGTTTTATCATTAATTTTTGAGAGTCAGATAATTTAGGGTCAGTAAATCCTCTAACCTTCTTTTGTATTTTAGTTGGGTCTAAAGCAAGCATACCACAATAGTTTAGAAACGACCAATGGTCTTCACTTTCTTCATTAAGAATCCAGTCGATTGCATCGTCCTTGTGTTTTAAATGCCTGGGTCTCTTTCCCGTGTACAAAGTATCTTCAATTGCTTGAGTTATTACTGCCGTAATAAGTCTTTCTTCATCATGAACCATTATATTATATATCCTTTACAATTTGCGAGAAGTATGCCCAATAGTGGTCACCGTTCTCTGTTACATATCCGATTGAACCTGCATAATCAAGTTCAGTATCGTATTCTTGTATCTGTACACCAAGTTCGCCAGCAGGGTCACCTGTCTTTGTTGCGATTGATATGTCAGTTATCTTACCTTCTCTTCCATATTCACACTGGTTTACATTTACTTTATCGTCTATTTTAATTAACACTCATTACCTCCTGTCAATGCCAATACTTGTATATACTCTCTCTGATTGTCTAACAATATAGGCCTTTTTATTAGGGTCTAATTTTAATGCAGGGTCTTTAACCTCAACATCTTGTAAGTTAGCATCAATACTGAAAGAAATTTGACCTGCAAGGTCAGGCCATTTAGAGACAAAAGCTTTTACAAATTTATCTCTTTGTTCTTGACTCATCTCAGAGATAACCTCAACGAGGTTATCAGCTAAAACATCTTTCATTATTTCTATCATGCAGCCTCCAACATTGACATTGGCACTCTATAAATTCTGCCAAGCATATCAACAAGACATTTACTCTGATTAATTTTAGTAATTATACCAGGAGTCTTTTTAGTCTTTTGAACAACATTGACCTTTTGACCAACCTTTAAAGTTGCTTTTGCATTTAATACCTTGCAATCATTAATGAAAGCAGAAAGTTCGTTAAGTTGAGCAAGGTTCATTTTTTGTATTTCAGATTTTACGTTTTTCATAATATAGTTTTCCTTCTGTTTAGTTTAAGTAAAGAGGACCAGTCCATGCGATATAGTAATTACCGTCAAGCACATTTCCTCTTGGTTGATTTAAAGCAGGTGCATTGTAACCAGAGGCTTTCAATATATCACCTTTTTTAAATTTGCCGTCATCTTCTTTAACGATAAAAGCAAACACACTTCTATCTTGTATAACTTTAAAGTATTTGCGACCATTTTTAACTTGTGTTTTTGAGTCCCAATCAGCAAGTTGTTCAAGACAGTAAGAAGATTTAGCATGACCGTCTCTAGGTGCAGTCCAGAAATCGTAGTTCTCTTTAGCACCAGCCATCATATTCTTGATGCCAGATAAAAGAGAAGTAGATTTTTTAGTAACTAGTGTTTTCATAATGTATTAGTTCCTTTTCAATTGTTTATGTAGCAATTATATCGTAAAAGTAAGGTAAAAACAAGTCTTTTTCCATTAACTTTCACTAGTGGAAATCATTAAGCAGTTTCTAGTTCGTTGTCAATGACTTCATCAATGTTAAATGCATTGATATTAATTAAATCAAGAGCAACATCTGATTCTAAGATTTCTTTCTTAGCCTCGTTTTTGTTAATAAGACCTTTTTTAAGGTTTTCGACTACTGAGTCTACTAATTTTTCAGCTTCGTCCCAGTAGTAGTTTTTAGTTTTAGACATTATTTGTACTCCTTTGTTGTTTTTTTCATAATATACACATATTATACAAGAAAATAAGATGTAATGCAAGCGAAAAATGGATTATTCCATGGAATAAAACCTTTATTTTTCAATAATTTAGGGGGCGCACTTTGTCGCACCTAAAAACCCTTATTTTCTGCGTTTTTTTCATTTATATGTACATTATACACTAGAAATACCCCCTTGTCAAGTAAAAAATGGAAAAAAACCCTATTTTTTTGGTATTTTTATCTTTTTTATTACTATTATACAATATTTTCAAGTTTTTGTAAAGCTCTTATAAATAGTTTATATAAAAATAAAGGAAAAATCAAATGTACGAGTATAAATGTAAAATTAGAAAAGTCGTTGACGGAGATACCGTTGATATTGACATAGATTTAGGTTTTGGTATATGGCTCAATGATGAAAGAGTGAGAATTATAGGCATTGATACTCCTGAATCAAGAACAAGTGATAAAATCGAAAAGATTTTCGGTTTAGCTGCAAAAGAGAGAGTGCAACATCTATTAGGTGACGGTGCTACTCTAATATCTAAAGTTAAGGGTGATGGTAACGAAGAAATGCGAGGTAAATTTGGTCGTATTCTTGGTGATTTTAGAACATCACAAGGAGATTTACTAACTTCTAAATTAATGAAAGAAGGACACGCTGTTGCTTACTCAGGTGGTAACAAAGAAGTGATTCAACCAAAACATTTAGAGAATAGACAAAGATTAGTCAATGAAGGTAAAGTAAATGTTGAAGGTATGGAAATAACTAAACCTGCACTAGTACAAAAACCAATCGTTGAAGAAGAACCAGTTGTTGAAAAAGTTTTAAAACCAGTTACGAAGAAAAAGAAAACTACTAAGAAGAAAAAATAATGCAAGGCATTTTTGTAATTAGAGACAAAGGGCATATTTTAGAATTTAGTAATTATGACGACATACCTCAAAGTTTCGATAATGTTATAAGATTTGAACCAACTCCTCCTGAGTCTCCTCATACAAAGGAAGAACATGAAGAGATGGCAACTTATAATGACAAGTTAAAAGAGTTAATGAAAAGAGAGAAAAACTAAAAATGGCTATTAGTGTAGAGGTTAGTCCTGGTTCCGGTTCAGTTGTAACAGAAACAGAAAGAATTGGAACAATTAATGCAACCATTACTGTTAGTGATGATACTGTGTCTGTACCTGGAGGACCTACACCTGTTTCTTTTACTTCTGTATCATCAACAACACATACTGGAATTACTATGACTCCAGGAACATCATCATGTACTCTTGTAGGAACTTATGAAGATTCTTTTACTGACCAATTTAAGTATGTTGAAAGAGGAAGTAGTGATTTAGCAGGTTCGCCCACAACCGTGGTTGGACTTGATAATCTTCCTAGTAACAAAATGTTTTACAATTTAAATCAAGATACGAGAAATTCTGTTACGAAGTCGTATACCGTTACTGCAACTTCTAGTGGTGGTACAAATACTTTTACTGTTACGCATGTAATTAATAACGAATATGAATCAATCAGAGCTGCGGTGGCTGGTTATTATGAAGGAGTTACAACACATGTTTAGAGATATAAAATGCCAGCAGTAACAAGAGTCGGAGATGCTGATGTTGCTCATTGTTCAGGAATGGTTAGGGCACAAGGTTCAGGAAATGTTTTTGCAAATGGCAGACCTGTTAGTAGACAAGGAGA